TGAAAGATACTGTTCAATGTGATCATCCCACAATGTTACGCCAAACCGTCTCGCTTGGAACAGTGCTTCCATGATGTTGTCGGTGTCAATTTTTGGCATATTTCTCGGAGAATTCAGTATTTTCAGTTCACCGTCATCAATTGCCAATGTAGGTGCATAATTTTCCAAATTGCTTAGAATGTCTTCACACTCATTGACATAATGTTCAAATGCCTCGTCGAATCGAAACAATGATGGTGAACAACGATCTGCCAAAAATTGTATATTACTCTCATTTAGTGGGAAAATCCATGCTGTTTGTTCTCGGTCCCATACAATACTCTCAGTAGCGTAATTTTTCAGACTTTTATATTTTCTGATCTCAGCAACAAAGGATTCGTCGTAGGGAAACTTCACAACTATGGTCTTGTTATCTACGATATCGATAGAACGGTCAGTCACAGATTTCCTTATCTTATACCTAAATGTTGGATTTTCTAAAAATTGTGCAATATCTTTGGTCAAGTGTAAAGACAGTTGTGTGGAATATCTTTTTAAGATTCGAACAGCCAATGTACTCTGCTTTTCAGTAAAGCCGGAGCCCATAAAGGTCTGTCCATGGAAACTGTCAACAATTTTTTGGTCATAAAGCGACAGGTGAATGCCGCTGTATGCCAGTTTATCTATTAAATCTTCAATATGCATAATGACATTATACACTCATAATGAAATATCTTCAAGCCCTGCAGCCCTTAGTTTGATGATATTGCTCAATTGCCATTGCTTAATATCCAAACCTTTAATAATGCCTAGCCATTGATTTCTCAGCATAGCAAACTCGTTGATAACTTTTTCCATATCAACTACATCTGCTTCACCTTCGACATACTTTTCAACTTCCCTGCTAGATAAAGCGCGGGCATAGTTTTCTAAGTATTTTCTAAAAGTTTTAGATTTGAGTCTTCGTAACTCAATGTTTAGATATTCAAGAATAGCCTCAATCTCCTGAAGTTGGTTAAATCGCTGTTCCACAATACCAGGCAGGTTCGCTGAAGCCTTTTCCACGCTACCGTGGATTTTGACTTCAAAGCGAGCCTGCTCTAGTTCTTTGTAAAAGTAATCTAAACAACCTGGGAGGTGTGCTATGTCTGTAGAGACTTTAGCATACCAAGACATGGATTACTCCTCGTCTTCGTAAGAATCCCAGTCGTCTTCGTCTATGTCTGAATCATCAAGTTCTTCGCTAGTGACTAATTCAATAGCGTCGTCTAAATGAGGGTCATATCCAACAACTGATTTCAGTACTGAAGTTTCAACATCCTTGCCAAGTAAAAAGTCGACAAAATGATTTGCCGCAGTGTCCTTGTTTTTATCAGAGACATATTCTTTGAATACATCCCAAATTTCAATGATTAGATCTTCTTCCATTATGCTTCCTCACTATCCTCTGTTACAATTGGAGTTACAACTTGCTCACCATTTTTGGAAATATCTTCCATAATGATAGTCAAGCCATCTTTTTCGTTCTTTTCCCACGCCTTGCGGAATTGTTTGATCACTTCACCGTCAGCGGTTGTGTAAACAAGACTGTTGCCTTCTTTCTTCAACATACCTTTGGCTTCGAACAAATCAACTAACCCACTGTGCGGACTCATACCAGTTGTGTAAGGAATTTCAACCTGTACACTTTCAAATGGCTTTGAATAGCGTGTTTTCATAATCTTACAAGCACTGCGGATACCGTTAACTGTTGTAGTCTTATTACCATCTGCGTCAGTTTTCAACTTCAACTTACGCATAGCAACAACAATAGAACTTGCGTAGATGAAACCTTGTCCACCGCTGATCTTGTCATCTGGGTCAAACATATCTTGACTTGCGTAAGTGTGGTTAGTACAAACCATACCCACATTCCAAGAACCAAACATATTAACACAGTTACGAACCAGCGATGTAAGTGCTTTAGGCTTACGACCCATATCACCCTTCATCTCACCTGCTTCAAACTGGTTAACGTCTGTTGGAGTCAACAGCATACCCAAAGAGTCAATTACAAATAATACCTTTGGACGAACATCGTCGGGCATAACTTTGTACTCTTTCATGAATTCACTAATAGTTTTTGCTACGTCGTCAATCATGGCCATGTTAAGTTTAAGCAACTTATCATCGCTAGTATCTACGCCCAGGTCTAGCAACCACTTCTCATCAAGAGCGTTTTCGCTGTCAACAAGAATAACATAAATGCCTTGTTCCTGTGCTGCCTTAATAATGTTTCCAGAGCAGATATAACTTTTACCTGCGCCAGATTCACCAGCGAACACAGTTACCTTACCAAGCGGAACACCCCTGTTGAAGTGGCCGCTGATAAGATAGTTCAAGGCATAGTTACCTGTGCTGATCCAGTCAGTCGGATCATTGAAGCCTATGCCAAGTCCATCAATAGACTTGGTGATAGACTTACGGAACTTCGAAATATCGAAAGTTTTCGCCATAGTCTATCTCCTAAATTATTGAGTTTGTTGACGCTTACGGATCATCGCAATGATGTCGCTTGCACGGCTAGATGCTTCTCCACCTGCGTTTGAAGTTGGAACTGCTGGAGCACTTTCTGCCATTGCTGTTCCATCATCTTCCCAAGGAGCCTTTTCATCTTCTGCAACTGGGGCAGGTGCAGGACGTGCAACTGGGGCAGGTGCAGGACGTGCGGCAGATTGCGTAGGAGGCAAACTGGTAGTTGATGTGTAGTTGCTACGAAGACCATCTGGCTTGTAGTATGCACCCCAACGATCCATATCAAATGCATCACCATCAACACTTGCTTCAAACATTTCCTTGATAACCTTCAACTCTACGTCAGTAGGCTTCTTTGGGAGGAATGTTTTCAGATCATGAAGACCATATTGTGCAATGGCTGCATTTTCTGCTTCGCTCAAAGCACGTTCACGACGACTCCAGTTAGAAGTTGTGTAGTCAGCATAACCACCTTTGCTTGTCTTAGCAATCTTGAAGTCCAAGCCACGGACATAGTCTGTTGGCAATTCTTCAATTTCACTATCCATCAAAGCATTCTTAACAATGTTAAAAATTTGGCTGCTCATGATGAAGCGACGAATTGGATTCTCAGGAACCTTGTCTTCTTGCATCTTGCTGTCTACAACAAGACCTTGGAACAAGTAAGACTTCTTCTTCCAGTACTTACGACCCATGTCTTCCAAAGACTTGTCTTTGAACCATGGACGAACTTCTGTTAGAACTGGGCAAGTTTCACCCCACATTTCCATGCAAGGAACTTGCACAGTCACTGGCTTAGATGCAGTGTCACCTTTGATACCAGCGAAAGGCAATTTGATCATTGCACGTTCAATCCAGAAAAAAGTGTTGTTGGGATCTGCGTCCGGAAGGAATCGGACGGTTGCTGTTTGACCTTCTGCAATATTCCAATGTGCGAAAATTGCGTTGTCACCACCGCCGCTGCCGGTGTTTTGTTGGCTTGATGCCTGAAGTTTTGCGCGGATTTCTGCTAAAGTTGCCATAATGATTTTTCCTTAATGTTTAATTTTATGTGCCATTCTTCTGTAAAACACTGTCTACAAAAGAAAAAGTGCATATAGTTAACTATACGCACTTTTATTTATCTTCGCAACCTATATGGCTGCTGAAATTGATTTTATTTTACCAAACCGGATAATTTTAACATATCTGCCATTTCTGGGACGACTTCTTTTGGAGCGCCCCCTTTGCCCATAACATCGCCATAACCTAAGTCTAATCGTGCCTTATGATCGCTAATGCGTTTTTTGAGTTCAGTCATTTTTGCCACATCACGGTTGGCTTCGGCTTGTTGATAGTATTGAGTTAGTTTTTGTAATTGTGGACTTGCCTCATATGCTTGGTTTGCAAGGTGGTTATTGACACCCCACATGGCTGCGACCAACGCTGCACCACCTAAAATCTTACTGCCGATGCCTTCCTCAGCTGGCATAATATTTGTATTGAAATCAGTACCACTATTGCCTTGATCACCAATGCCTTCTACTTTTGCCTTAACGTTGCCTAACAATTCTTTTAAACGTGCTAAACCATCATTATCAACTGAGCCATGTTCAGATTCCCATTGCTTGCTAAGTTTTTCCATAAATTGTAATGCTAGTCCTTCTGCTTGATCACCAACAGTTTCACCAAACATTTCTTCACATTTTTTCTTTACATCTAATGCGATGTTCGGTGCGCCGTTAAATGGACCTACTTTTGGATTATCTTTATTAAAACGACTCTTAACTAATTTGGCAACCTCTTTAATCACATCCTCACGAGTCGACATTGTCTTGTTAGGCATACCACCTTGTTCTTCGTTTTCATGCAAACTATCCCAAACTAACTCGTGAAGCATTTCACTGTGTTCATCACGAAGTTGTTCAAGTTCCTGATCACTCATTTCGGAGCCGTCTGCAAATTCTCCATAACTGAAATATGCATCTGAAAAATCTGGCGAATCTCTGGTATCAATCCCGTCCACTTGTAAACTGTCTGTGTCAACTTCCTTACCATTGATCATTAATGATTGATCTTCTGCCACTGGTTGTTGTTGTGCTCCACTCATGCCTAATGCAACAGCCAATTCTGGGTAACTTTCTTGTGCCCAAATTTTAAATACTTCTAACGCATTTTCTTCTGGATTAACGTTGGCTGCATCTTGTAACTTTTCTTCTAAATCACCAGACTCAATACCTAATTCATTAAAAAATTGCCAAGCAGTTTGACCATCAGGTCCTAATGGCAGTGCTTCGCCATTCAAGTCTGTAACGGCTTGTTTTAATTCAGCAATTTGATCGTCTGTTAATTTACCTTGCTCAACTGCTTCGGCCCATTCTGCAAATTCTGTTTCTGGATTTGCTTTGCCATGACTGGCTGCTCCCATACCAATATCAAATGCTTCTTCTGTATCTTCATCAGATTCTTTAACAAACTCTTCTAAGTCAACAGAATTGTCTTCACTCATGATACTATGTAGTAACGGGAAAAATGCACTTAGTTCTTCTTGGAAACTTGTCTGTGTAAATTTTTGTTTGTATTGTTCCATGGTGACGTCGTCTAATTGCATTGCGCTGTCGTCGCCCATGCCATTAAATTCTGCCATCCATTTCTCATAGTGTTGACGCTTGCCTAAACATTCCACCTGTGCTTTTAATTCCTGTAATCGGCCTACGGCTCGTTCTGTAATTCCTGTTGCGTCATCGTGCAAGGTGGCTCTATGTACTTTTCGTTGAAATTCTTGTAGTTGAGCAATCTGCTCACTCATTTTAATAATTGCTTTGCCTGCATCATCGTGGGGAATGCCGCCATGATCTACGTGTTGTGCCATTGCAAATGCGCCTGCTGGGTGAATGAATGGATACTTAAAACGTTCACCGTCTTTGTTTTGAATAAAAATTGCCTTGATGTTTTTACGTTGGCTACGTGAACCAGCAAACTCTTCATCTACTGGATTGGCGTGGCGTACGATAACTTCAGTCTGGCCCTTAATGGCGCGGCTTGTTTTCTTAGTACTCTTTTGTGAGTTCCAACGTGATTCGCTTACTTGTGTCATATCTGTTTCTTCCTTGGGGCCTTGAGTTGCGGCCAAATGTTGAAAATCATTTTTATCAAGATTTGTTTTAGCAATATCTCTTGTATCAAAACGTAGTAGTCTACGCATTGCAAAGAATCGCATTTCTTTCAAAAACTTGAACCATTCATGTTTAACTGGATCATCTTGATTCTCAGTAATGCCTTGACTGTAATATACTTTTAGGCTTCCCAAATCACCTAGGCTGATACTTACTCGCCCTAAATTATTGCCTTCGTAAACAAAGTCAAAATCGAAGAAACGTGCTTCTGCAGGGTCAATCGTAACGGCGCCTGTTTCGTCGCCCATTTCCAAATTTTGGAAGCGGCTACGAACTTTGTCAAAAAGGTCTTGAGAAATTATTTGAATAGGTTTCATATCAATATGTATTTAGTATGTGCTAATGTAAATGGGCATAGGCAAGTCGTATTCTTCCAACCCTTCCTGATCCCGCATTTTTTCATAAATTGCAGGATCCCATTCCTGCAATCCCATAATCATTCGAATATTCAACAGTAAACTAGCAACCAAATCGTCGTGTTGTCCTTCTTTTGCCTTAAACGTAGTACCTTGAGCAATATAAGTTTTTAATTCGCTTATCAACGCTTTGCTGTTGATTTTCATTTTCTTAGTTTCTAATAACTGTTTTAACTTGGCGCAACAGGAAATTTTACTGTTATGAGTTGTATTAAATCCTTTACGGAACCTGCGAACATGTCCACGTTTAACTGGTTCACTTAGGAAAAGCCCTGGGAAAGTTTCTTCACCCAATGCGTCGATGGCAATTAATGCACTTTCCCCTAAGGTATTATTTTCTACACTGTAGTAGAGACTAGGAGTTACTCCGGCTTTGATAAATTTTTCTTCAAGGAATTTTAACATATCTCTAAGTATACGAACTTGACTTTGAACAGGTGTTAGGTTGTGATGCCACTCCCCTACTTGTTCTAACGACGGTAACTCAATTACTTGAATTGCCCCAAAGTCACCACCAGTTCCTAAACTTGGATCTAAACTAAACATATATGTGGATTTAGGATTAAACCTTTTATACCAGCGGGCTTGACCCATTTTTACTTGCGGTTCCATACCTTCTAAACTAGCAAGGCACATACTGTTAACTAATGTTTCATCAAAGATTAAGAACTTACATTCGTGCTCACGATCAAAACGGTCAGCACCTAATTGCGCTCGCATTTCATCGGCCCACTTTTTATCACGATCTGGATGCTGGCTCCAAATTGCCATATATGGGTAATATCCATTCCTACCTAGTTCAGTACTATTGCCGTGTTCATCAAGACGGTTATTGGCTTCGTTCCAAATTTGTGCAAACTGATCTTCGTCACTGTTTGGTGTAGAAGTAATAATTGCCTTACCACCAGTTGCCAGAGTAGGAGCAATAGAAGTCCAAAATTCGCTGGCAATGTTCGGAGCAACATACGCAAACTCGTCACAATATAGGAGAGATATAGACATACCTCGACCTGTTGTTTCAGTAGTTGTTTGCGCTACAATGCGTGATCCGTTTTCAAATTCAATACTTTGCTTGTTATAACTTGTAACTCCTGCACGAATAAAGTCGGGACAAGTTTCATATGCATAACGCAACCGTTGCATAATTTCCTGTGCACCTGTGTATTTGTGAGCACAAATTAAAATAGTACTATCTGGTACAAACATTGCATACCATAGTAAGTAACCTACCGCAGTAGTAGTCTTACCCATCTGTCGCCCAAGCATATTAACACTATAACGATGCGTATGATAACTGAATAATAAGTCATCTTGGTAGTCAAACGCTTCGTATTGAATTTGACCTTTTGTTGCGTGTTGAATATAGAAAAAGTTTCGTAAGAAATACTTTGGTCCATCGACTGGATCCATACACCGAGCCATATGCTCTAAATCTTCATCAGTCCACCGCTGTGTGGTGTTTGCCTTTTTTATTAAGACGCCGTCTAAGTTTTTGCTTCCCATGTTGTTATTTACTGAAAAAAATAGCCTCCGAAGAGGCTAATTGGATTATATCCTAAAGTGTTATTCACTGACGAATGCACGATATTCAGACATTAGTCCTTCAAAAGTAGGAAATGCCTTTGGCTGTCGTCCGTCATTTCGATCACCAACACCTGGGTTACCAGCGGGATCTTGTGTGCCTGGAGTACCTACACTGTTCTTAGGATAAGCATTTAGTTTTCTAGGATCAGATGGGGTATTATCATACTCGTCAACTGGCTCTTTCTTTTCCTTGTTGTGATCATCCATATCGTGATCACCGTCGTTGTCTAAGTCACCATGTGCCTGATTGACATCGTCTTCGCCGTCCATTGGATTTAATTTATCAATGACATTACGCATATCATCAGTACTACCTTCTGGACCACTCATGCTTGGTTCAGCAGTTAGTTTCATTGGCGCAGGTTCATTGCCTAGGTGTTCTGGTTCAACTTTGTGAACTCCTGCTAATTGCATAATTGCGGCCAGCATACTGCCCAATTCTTCACCGTCACTGGCAGTGATATTAATTGTTGCTGGCGTCTTTGGCGCTTCAGGAATTCCCATTCCCATCATGCCGCATTCAGCAACCTCTGTGGATTCTTTAATGACGTTTGGGTTCTTTGAATCAAGTTCAGCCAAACGCTTTAGTACGTCGATCATTTGCATATTATTTTCCATTTCCTGCTTTGATTACATAAGTCTTTTCTGGCTTAGCAATGGGACTTGTGTTATTTTGTGTGATGTCATTCAAAGTTTGTCCTGGGTTCTTGATGATGTCATCTGCCTTAGACTCTGGAATTTCCTCACCACGCTCTTTACGTTGTAACTTCAAAATATCGTTTAGTTCTTTCACAAACCCACTGTTATACTTGTCGCCATAGTAATCTTCAAATTTAGGATTACCTGCCTCTTTATAACTCGGGTCATCTAACAGTGCGCCTTCGCGTTGTCCATCTTCGTGTTGATATTCTTCGCTAGGCTCGCCTGGACGACGAACTACTAAATTTTGCTTGCTAACACCTAAACCAGTAGTTAGGTATTCAGTTAATTCAAATGGAGTTGCTGGGTAATCCAATGTTACTTCAAAGATATGGACTTCACAGTTACGAACTTGAGGGAAATCTAATGGCAAGGATTGTACTGGAGTTGTCTTTAATTTCTTAAAAGTATCAACTTGGAAACGTTCCAACATAGATTTTAATTTTGCTTCTTGTTCAGCGGCAAATTCGCCTGCTACTTTAACGCGAAAATTGCGCTTCTTAGTAACTGTGTTTTCAGATAGATATTCTTTGAAGTTTTTCATAGTGTATTATTTATTCAGATTCTTAAGTTTTTCCAGTATGCTATTACGATCTGTAAGTATATAGCCCTGTCCTTCAATTGATTCACCCTCGCCGCTTTTGTCACCATTTTTACGGTCAATTGCTAACTTCTTAAGTTGCAAATCTACCATCTTCAGTTTCTTGTCAATCTTATTTGTTTTGGCTTGGATAGCCGCATTCATCATTTGTGCAGCGACTTCAAACATTTTGGTACCATAACGGGCATCTACGTTCATGCCTAGATCCATTAAGTCATCATATGCCCGTTCCGCTTTGATTGCTAATGCATCTAATTCGGAATCACTGATATCGCCCAGGCCTTTTACTCTAGGCAAGGCAGCAGAAATCTTATCAAATTCCTCTAACTTATCTTCTAGATCAATTATAGGCGTTGCAATCTCGATTGCCGGCTGCATAGGCGGCTCGTCATCTTTGGGCAGGTTAAAAACTTCTTCTAAACGTTTTGTCATACTCTTACTTATTATTTTCGTTTGGCATTGACAAAAATATCTGATTCATTTATAACTCTAAATTTAATACCTTGGTTACGGCACCATGCGCCTGCGGCTTCCCATTTTGCCATGTTTTTAATATACTGTGCTTGATTGTAGGGATTTTTTCCGACTTTTTCAATCATCATTTGATTTGCAGGCTTTATCTCGATCATTTCTGTATGTTTTGTATTGTTCTTGTCCACATACACAATTAAAAAGTCAGGCACATAAACAGTCTGTTTGCCAGTTAACGGATCCCTATATGGAATTTTTACTGGTTCACTAGCCCATTGTTGTATTGCAGGGTTATTATCACAAAACATGCAGAAAGTAGTTTCCCAACTGCTTCGACAAAATGGCACTTTTGACCCTACATATTTTTCTGGATTCTTAACAGTATACGGACTTTGAGAAAATTTTAGACTCATTTAATATACCGTTGTGTCAGTATCATCCAGGAATCCTTCACCTGTAGTAGTATTGTAGTTGATTACAGCAATACGTTCTCCTATACTTGCATTTACTTTACTAGATAATGTAATTTGTTTAACAGTGGCTGCAAATATTAATGATTGAGTTGCCGTAGGATTTGACCAAGTAAACCCTTGTTTTTGCATTGTGCCGCCTGCCCATAATGTTATCTTTAATCCAACTGGATTTATTCCAACTGCATTGTACCATTGTGCTCTGCAATCAATTTTTAAATTATTAGTAACAGGATAAGAATTTTTATAATTGTTAATTCTAAATAATGTAGACTCAGTGCCAGTACCGGTGTTATCTCCGCTAAACGTTAGTAAGTTAGTGACTGTGTCGCTCAAACCCCATCCTACATATGTTCCAACAGGAGGCGATACTAGTTTTGTTCTTGTATCTAAATCTAAGCCATCAGTAAAGATATATTCAATTACCATGTAATCTGCATTAAAGATGAAACTTGTGTCGCCGGGATCAACAACTTGTACTGAAGCAGTTGCTACGATTGGACCAGATGTTGATCCTGTTTTTAAATTAAACACTAGTGTTTCTTGATCTTCGATTACTAGATCATTTGGAATTCCCAAGGTCACTAATCCATTACCATCAATAACTAAAACTGAACTACTAGTAGTTCCATTAGTAATATCATCAGTATCAACAGTTGAGCCAGTTAAATCCCAATAGAGTAATTCTACATTTTTAACATTTAATGCACTAATCACAAATGTTATAGAACCTCCTTCAGAAATAATATCGGCAGAAGAAACGACTGCATACGACGGATTCTTAGGTTTATCCTCTATAATATTTCTTTGAATTTCGTGGTAGGGTTCTAATGCTGTAGTATAACCTAAGAAACTAGTTTTATATCTGTTGTGATTTAAAATCTGAGTTGCTAGTTCACTAATTTCTAAGCCGTCTAATCCAGTTAAATTATCAAGTACAGACATGGGATTATATCCATCAACATCAGCTTGTACCATAATAATCGCTGCTATGGATTTTGCTGTTGACTGATCAAAGCCTCGACTTTCAAAAAACCCAGACATTGCATTTAATGTTCCGCCGTGTAATTCTACTGGCGCTGAAAAGTAAGTATTAAAAACTTGTACAGTGCCGTCACTACTGCTAGTATTGGGCGGGCGTTTGGTTGGTAAATTACTGTAAAGATTTGCCATAATTTTTACTCGCTTCTATAATTTGATGCGGCATTAGGCCCAACTGTACTTATAGGCGGTGGAGGTAAACTCTGTGTAGTAACGCTGGCTGCTGACGCAAATACTGCATCCGCTAATTTATTTGTTACTATATTCTTAATGTTAAACCCGTAAACTGCCCATGCACGTTTACGATTATTCATTAACTCTCTTGCGATGTTGATTGCTCTTAATGTACTACTGAGTCCTAATAACGCTTTAGATAATTGTCCAGTTGCTGGTGGTTTAACATTATTGAACTGGTTAGGAGAATATAAATCTTTATCAGTGCCAACATTAGAAGTTGCACCTTCTGCAAGATTTTTATTATAAGCACTTGGGGTATTATCGTAATGTCCATTTTCTCTAAATGACGCTGACTCTGTACCTGAACGTACATCTCCTTTATCATAGAAGACATCTTCATAAACAACGGTCATGGTATTTTTTAACATTTTCATGCCATCAGCTTGATCTAAGGTATCATGTTCCCAGCCAGTTATTATCGGGTTAATCAACGATAAACTAGTAAAATTTCCTTGGTGTAAAATATATATGTCAATACTTGTAAAAAAAGGAACTTGTTTAAAATTGTATAACCCATA